CAAATGGGTTGCTATACTTGTCCGAGTCAAAGTTGTCAAAATACATTAGGCAGTTTTCAATGGCATCTGATTTCATTTCATCAACATAGGAATAGTTCATGAACCTGGGCTTATGTGCCAAGTTCTCGGCAATAAGATAGATACACTTTCCTATGTATTCAGATACACGAGGCTTCTCTTTGCCTTCGGCTTCTGCCGCTTTACATTTCTTCTTGTATTCGACAATCTCTGCTAAGAAACGCTCGTTATCAACATAGTGATTTTTCTTCTTGGCCATACTATACACCTTTTGTAATTTTGTTCATTATACACCATAAAAAAAGTTTTGTCAAATGGCATTTTATGGCTTGACAGGTTCCGGAATCTGTGTATAATCTGCTTTGCAGTAACCACCCCAGCCAAGTAAACTGCCTACCAAATGCAACCGTCGAGCGAAGCGAGACAGTTGCGAAGCAACTACTTAACTGGAATATCAAATCCTGGTTCCGTTAGCATCACCAGTTTATCAATCTGCTTCTTAAGCACAGGACCACGATCCGGCCATTTGATGATAGGTTGGTCGGCATTCTTTGATAGGTTCTGTAGTAAAGGAAGATATATTCTCCTGATAGCCTGTAACCGTTCTTTTAGGTCGGCTACTTCGTCCGTGATTGGTGCTAGATCAGGTTCTTCCTCAAAAGTGAAACCAAAATCATCCGCTCCTTCGAGGTCCATATACTTGTTCTTATCGACCATTAGTGATACACTTTCTTTTCCATAGAATACAACTCTTCATCATATCCGATATCAGCAGCTTCTTTGATCTTATCCATTCGAGACTTTTCTTTATTATCATTATCCCGTTCAAGATAATCCCAATAATGTTTGTTCATCTTCTCGGAAAGGTCGGCAATTAACATGACATCTTCCGCATGAATAACAAACTCCTGTTGATCACATAGTCCACTAAAGACCCAGTGAGAAAAAGCTATAGCAGTATAACCTTCTCTCTCTGAATCTATATATACAACTCTCAGAGGATTGAAAACAGTATATAGTATTCCATCTTCATCCTCTGTTTCCACCACATCGGCAATCAAGTCATCACCATTCGTCAGACGAATGAACTTTGCTAATGGTTGCACATCTTCCATAATCTAACCTTTCACTTTTGTTTTGTAAGGACCTCTTGGTTTACCTACACGCTTCTTATAGGATAATCTCTTTTTTCCTCTTAGAGCGTCACCTATAGCAGGTTTCTTTAGTCCTTTGTTGCCTTTAGCATTAGTATTACCCATCTTCGACTGACTCATTTTTTCTTTTGTTTCATCAGTAGGAACCCATACTCTTCCTGATACACCATCACCACCATCAGTAAGATTACGCAAGATTCCAGTTCCAGTATCTTTGCGTCCATACCAACGAATGTAAAACCTCTCTAAAGCTAAAGCGCCTATTTCAGTGAGGTTAGTCTCCATGATGACTATGCGCTCATTATCAGGAGTATGTGTTATTTTATGCATAGACTTATCCCAAGCACGATTGTCCTTACCTTTTCCAATATAGTAAGGAGTTCCGTCTTGTCTTAAGTATGCATAAATGTAATACAAGTTTTATCCCTTCATTGAGATTTTATAGATTTTGAACTTGAACTGTTCTTCGCTGTAGGTTTTGATTCGTTCAAAGAAATGTTTAAGGGTAAAGTTTTCTTTGGACTTCCAGCTAAAGTCGTCGGCAATGTCATAGAGGGTGGCGGATTTTTTTGTTTCACTAACCCGAAGGCCTCTACCGACTGATTGTAAGTTACGAATCTTGGACTTGGAAGGAGATCCAAATATGACGTTATCCAAGGCCACGATGTTAGTGCCAGTGCTAAGAACACCAACGGACCCAACAATAATGGCAGATTGCTCGCTTTCAACGATTTTACGAATTGATTCTCTATCTTCGACATCAGTTCCTCCGTGTATAAAGAACACCTTTCGGCCATTCTTTACCTTCTGTTGCAGCATTTCATATAAGACTTTACCATGCTTATCAACATAGTTGAACAGCAACAGCGTATTGCCTTCTAATGATAATGCTAGGTTACAAATAAAGTTGTTTCTTTCCTTGTTACTGACGATGTAATCAATCTCATCTTTGTAGGATGCAGACTTCATATACCGACATTCCTCATCGCTATACTTGAGCAATAGGCATTTAATGGTTAACTCTGCCAATTGCTTTTTAGCCATGAGTTCGGCAGATGATGTGGCCTTATAGATTTGACCAAAAAGACCTATCAACTGCCATTCATGGGATTTGGCACCGGAAAGTGTACCAGTAACACCAAGACGATACTCTGCCTTGGTGCATTTACCCACGATTTCTGTTAGTGACTTGGCTTGCGCTTGGTGCACCTCGTCACAGATAACATAGTCAAACTGTTCAAAGTATTCTTTAGGCATTCTTTGTAGTGACTGCCATGTAGATATCATGATTGGTTTGTTAGATACCTTATCTTTACCTGAATAGACACGGTGACAATACTTCTCCATGTCTTTACCATTCTTAACAGAATAGTCCTCAAAATCTGAATACATTTGTTCAACTAGGGCTGACCTAGGAACGATGATAAGACCTCTTTTACCTTTGGTAAGGAGATGCATAGAGACCATGTAAAGAAGCAAAGACTTGCCTGAACCAGTAGGAGACAACACAATACGACGCTTAGAACGTATTGCGTGAACGAGAGAGTTGACCTGATAATCTCTAGGCATATGCTTGGGATTGAGTTTTTCAATAAATTCATTTGCTTCCTCTACAGAAAACGATGTATCATAATCCTCATCTTCATATGAGTATGTATAGCCTCTTTTGGTGGCCCATGCCATTACCTGTGGTGCTAGACCACGGTACATTTGTCTTGATAGCGGATTGAATAGTCTTAGATATCCATCCCATAACTTTTGCTTATAGGATGGAACAAACTGGAATCCAGGTGGTCTGAATGAGAAGGCGTCACGGAGTTCCCATGCTACACTTTCATCACATTGAACCTTGATATAGGATTCATTCGCATTGGTAATAACAAGATGCATTATTTTCCTGTCAACTGACGGTATTTGATAACGTTACCTAAATCCCATGTCCGTGAGTTTAGAGACTTTAGAACATCTTGGCAGTATTCTACAATCTCACCATGAGCGACACGTTTAAGTAACAGTTTATTTAACTCACTATCAGTATCTAGTTTACGGGCCACCTGAGGGTTAGACAGAACGTGCTGGATAGGCTCCCATCCTCGCTCCTCCATCTCCTCCTTCGTTAGGTGACCTTGATAGTAGTCCTCACGCAGTCCTTTCATCATCTTATAGTCCGCTTCCATTTTATGGAATAGCACACGATGGTGAGACATGATATTGAGATACTTACCATGAAGATAGGAAATCTTCAATATCTCTTTTTCTAGTTCCGTTCCATCAACAATCTTATCTTGTGACCATTCACGCATAAGGTCATTAAGTGTCACAGGAGCCTTTAACATAATATAGTCCTTTCAGTTATGTCTCATTATATCATATGGATTTTTAAAAGTCAAAGTCTTTCTATTTCAAATAGATCGTAACGGAATGTGAAGTCACAGGTGGGAATGTTGTCCGCATCCGTTTTGGTATCAAACTGTATGGAACCAAGACTGATTGGGTGACAGTTATGGAACTTGAAACGGATGTTAGGATTGTTGGAATTGGTATTGACAGTTAGATAGCCGTCAAAGTAAAGCGGAGTTCTATCAGCCAAACTCTTTCTAGGATACTGGTCATATGATTGTGGTCTGGTAAGACTGCTTAGCCAGTCATATGTTTCCTGCCACACCTTTAGATCCTCATCGACCATAGCGGTGATGGTCAATGCTTCATAGTTTAGCTTATCACCATGACGGTATGTATTAGAGAATGGAGTAGCGACCGCCACCTCGCCTGTAGACACACTTGGTAAGGCTACAGTCTGACAGAAATACTTTAGGTATGGCTTATCAGGAATGATAAACGTAAATCTGGTAAGCTGTAGAATACTAGAGTTCTGTGGTACATTAGAAGCGAATGATTCGATTGCCATAGTGTTCCTCCATATTATATTTAGCGCACAAAAAAAGAGAGGGCCGAAGCCCTCTCTCTAAGTTTGATATTCGTTTCCTAATCTTATTAGGTTAGGTTGCGAACACGGAAGATACGATAGTATCTGTTAGCATTTGAAGCGGTCTGGCGGGTACCAACAACACCGTCACCAGCTGTGGTAGCAAATGGGTTTGCAACCATGCCGTAACGAGTCTTGAAGCCAATCTTTGGCTGGAAGGTATCCTGACCGATTGCACGAACCATCTGTAGTGGAACGTATGGGCAGTAGAATAGACCAGCGTCGAATGG